TTTGTAAAAATATTACAAAAACAAAATAAGAAACTTAAAGTAAAATTAGTATTCACTAAAATAACACTTAGTGCTATTATTGGAGGATTAACATATTTATTAATAACAAAATAAAAATAAAAAATGAAAAAGAATTTAAACGAAATCAAAAGAATGCAGCAATTAGCTGGATTAATAAATGAATCACAATTGAACGAAGATTTTGGTGATGTTGCTCAAGATGCTCTTGAAAGTGGAGATGCTGTACGTATAACTCCAAAGACTAAGATTAAAGTAGGAGATCGAATATTAAGTCTCAATGGCGCGGGTGCAGAAGTTATAGGTATTATGGGTGATAAGTATAAGATTGAATGGGATATGGACGGAGATAGATCACAAAGAAGCAGAGCTAATCTTGAAAAATATTTTTTGATTGAAAAATAATAATAGTTAGATTATAACTACAATTAATTATTTTATCCTACTAAGAACTTAATAATTGTAAATGACAGAATTATTTCTAGTTTTAAAGAAAAATGCATTATGTATGACACTATGATAGCAAATGAAAAGGAAAAATTTGCTGTACAAGGTGATTGGATTAAAGATTTAAGAAAAGAAAATAAGAAACTTAAAGTAAAATTAGTATTCACTAAAATAACACTTAGTGCTATTATTGGTGGATTAACATATTTATACATAACAAAATAAAAAAAAATAAACATGGAAATTACATTTACAGCTCCAAAAGACATCGTAGTTGTCTCTGAAATGAAAAGAACAATCGATAAAATCGTTATAACAGACGTAATAGATTCTCCACAAAGAAAAACAGTAGTTGCTATGACTATGGAACTTGGCAGTATTATGCTTTGGGAAGGAACAGCATATGACGCTATTGGTCAGTGGACTGATGCAGACGTTATTAATAGAATTAATGAAATTTACAAATAATAATAGTTAGATTATAACTATAATTAATTATTTATCCTACTAAGAACTTAATAATTGTAAATGACAGAATTATATTTATATTTATAAATTAAAGATAGTTCATGTCAGAACAAGTTAATATAAAAGAAAGGATAAAAGAGGAATTTGTAAGATGTTCTCAAGATCCTGTGTACTTTATGAAAAAGTATTACATGATCCAACATCCTCAGAGAGGTCGACAGTTGTTCGACCTTTATCCATTTCAGGAGAAAGTTCTCAAATTATTTCAAAAATATCCAGACTCTGTCATAAATAAATCAAGACAGTTAGGTATCTCAACTCTAGTGTCTGCATACTCTTTATGGCTAATGATCTTTAATAAGGATAAAAATATCCTTGTTATTGCAACAAAACAAGACACTGCAAAAAATATGGTAACTAAAGTACGATTTGCATATGATAGTTTACCTGTTTGGTTAAAAATTGGCACAACAGCAATAGAAAATAACAGACTTAGTCTTAGATTAGCAAATGGTTCTCAAATCAAAGCGGTATCAGCGGCTGGTGACTCAGGTCGTTCTGAAGCTGTGTCTCTGCTTGTAATAGATGAGGCTGCATTTATTGATAAAATTGAAGAGATATATACAGCGGCAAAAATGACACTTGCAACAGGTGGTGGTTGTATAGCTTTATCAACACCTAATGGTGTAGGTAATTGGTTTCATAAGACTTATACTGAAGCACAAAAACAAGATAATAACTTTATACCAATTTCACTTCCATGGACAGTGCATCCAGAAAGAGATCAATCCTGGAGAGATAAGCAAGATATAGACTTAGGAAAAAGAAATGCTGCTCAAGAGTGTGATTGCTCTTTCTTAAGCTCAGGTAATACTGTAATTGAACCAGATATTTTAACTTGGTATGAAAAGAATATGATCGTGGATCCATTAGAGAAGCGTGGGTATGATAGAGCGTATTGGATATGGGAATATCCCGATCCTCAAAAATACTATGTCCTGGTTGCCGATGTGGCTCGTGGTGATGGATCTGACTTTTCTGCATTTCATGTAATAGATATAGATACTATGACTCAAGTTGCTGAGTATAAATCTCAAATAGGCACTAGGGAATACGCTAATGTTTTAGTAGCCGCAGCAACTGAATATAATCAAGCTTTATTAGTTGTGGAAAATGCAAATATTGGTTGGGATGTTGTACAATCTATTTTAGAAAGTGGATATTCTAATATGTATTATAGTATGAGATCAGAAGGAAATTCTGACTTCACTACTTATTTGAATAAACATGAAAGATCTGATGGATTAGTTCCAGGATTTACAACTTCTCAAAAATCTAGACCAAATGTCATAGAAAAAATGAGAGACGTTATTGAAAATAAAGTAGCCACAATAAAATCTGTAAGACTTTTAGAAGAGTTAAGAGTTTTTATTTGGAAGAATAATAAGCAACAAGCTATGAATGGTTATAATGATGATTTGGTAATGTCTTTTGCAATCTCTATGTATTTAAGAGAAACATCTTTTAGATATAAAAAAACAGCAGAAAGTCTTACACATAGTAGCTTAAGTAATTTTACTAAAACATCAGCAGACAATCAATTTTATAATTCAAATAGTCACTTTAATGAAAATCCATGGTCTATGCAAATTAATGCAAATGACGGAAACCAAAATATGGACTTAACATGGCTTATATAACAAAAAATAACTATGGCAGAACAGCAACAATCACAACCAAGAAATAATTTATTTTCTACCTTAAGAAGACTATTTTCTACTGATGTTATCATAAGAAATGATGGCGGTGGAATGCTAAAAGTAATGGATTCTGATAGAATTCAAAACAATGGTGTTATCCAAACAAACTCACTAGTTGATAGATTTCATAAAATTTATACAACTTCTACATCATATGGTGTAAATCTTAACCTTGCGCAAAACTACCAATCAGCTCGTGTACAAATTTATGCTGATTATGATGCAATGGATACAGACGCAATTGTCTCTTCTGCACTAGATATTATAGCCGATGAATGCACATTAAAAAATGAACAAGGAGAGGTTCTACAAATTAGATCTTCTGATGAAAATATTCAAAAATTACTATATAATTTATTCTATTCTGTTTTAAATATAGAATTTACAATGTGGGGATGGATTAGAAACATGTGTAAGTATGGAGATTTTTATTTAAAATTAGAAATTGCAGAAAAATATGGTGTTTATAATGTAATTCCATTCTCTGCATACAATATTATTAGACAAGAAGGATATAATCCTGAAAATCCTAATGAAGTGAGATTTAAATACGATCCATTAGGAGCATTAGGAACCACATCTGGATTCACTTCAGCATATAATAATGAAGATCCTGGTGTTTATTTTGATAATTATGAGGTAGCACACTTTAGATTGACAGGAGATGTTAACTATTTACCTTATGGAAGATCTTATTTAGAGCCAGGAAGAAAGTTATTTAAGCAATACACACTGATTGAAGATGCAATGTTGATCCATCGTATCACACGTGCTCCAGAAAGAAGAACTTTCTATGTAAATGTGGGAGCAATACCTCCAAATGAAGTTGAAAACTACATGCAGAGAATGATCAGTAAAATGAAAAAGACTCCTTTAATGGATCCTAATACTGGTCAATATAATCTTAAGTATAATCAACAAAATTTATTAGAAGATTTTTTTATTCCTGTAAGAGGAAATGATAATACTACAAGAATAGATACTGCAAAAGGATTAGATTATAATGCCATCGAAGACGTACAGTATTTTAGAGAAAAACTATTTGCGGCTTTAAAAATACCTAAAGCTTTCATGGGATATGAAAAAGATCTATCTGGTAAAGCAACACTTGCCGCTGAAGATATTCGTTTTGCTAGAACTATTGAGAGATTACAAAGAATTATCATATCAGAATTAACAAAAGTAGCACTTGTTCATTTATATGCTCATGGCTATACAAATGAATCTGCAGCTAACTTCACTCTTTCATTAACAAATCCTTCAATTATCTATGAACAAGAAAGGATTGCTCTATTTAAAGAGAAAGTTGCTTTAGCTAAAGATGCTATGGATGGAAATTTATTGCCTAAAGATTTCATCTACGATAAAATATTCCAATTCTCTGAAGATCAATATTCTGAAATGGAAGATCTAATAGCTGAAGATAAGAAAAAAGCATTTAGATTAAAACAAATTGAAGAAGAAGGAAATGATCCTGCTGAAACTGGACAAGTATTTGGAACACCTCATCAATTAGCTAGTTTGTATGGAGGAAAAGGAGACGGTCCATTAGATTTACCAGTAGGTTATGATGAGGAAAATAAAGAAGATGGTCCTGGTCGTCCTAAAGAATACCAATCAAAAATAGGAACTGATGCATCGGCATTTGGTAGAGATGCTCTTGGCAAAAAAGAATTGTCATCATCAGGTAAAGGTACTGAAGATAAAATGAAAGTACGATATAAAGGAGGTCCATTAACATATGAATCTACAATGACTGAATTTTTAAGAAATAAAAAATCATTAGAAAAGTTAGGAAGAGGTACATCTTTATTTGATCAACCTAATTTATTGAATGAAGATAATATAAAACCAGATTTAAAATAAACATACGCATATTTATTAATAGTATAAATACAATACATGGCAATTAAACATAGCAAATATCGTAATACTGGTATTCTTTTTGAATTATTAGTTAGACAGACTACATCCGATCTACTAAATAATAAAGATTCAAAAGCAGTTAAGATATTAAAAAAGTATTTTACAAATACAGAATTAGGAAAAGAATATAGTTTATATAGTACTTTTGTAACTAGTCCAAAATTAAGTGAATCTAAAGCAGAGATAATGATATCAACTGTTATAGATCAATATAAAAAATTAGACTATGAAAAAATAGGAAAGTTAAAATACAACTTAATTAAAGAAATCAAAGATAGCTATGATTTAGATGAGTTTTTCAAAGCAAAAATTGATAACTATAAACCATATGCATGTGTTTATACAATATTAGAATCTCAGAATAATAAATCAATGGATACAAAATCATTGATCTTAAATAAAATAACTCTATTAGAACACTTAACTAAAGAGCCGATTTCTGATAAAAAAGCTCCTCAATCTATCATGGAAGAGTTCATGAAGGAAGATAAAGAGATCAGACTATTAGCTTATAAAATGTTAGTTGAGAAATTTAATGATAAATACCAAACACTAAGTGAAGTTCAAAAAGAAATACTTAGTAAATATATTAGTACTATCACAGATACAAAATCTTTAACTGTCTATTTAAATGAAAAAATAGAGTTTGTTAAAAAAGAATTAAAGAAATTAGAAAAAGAAACTCCTGATAAAGTATTAAAAATAAAATTACAAGAGGTTTCTAAGCTAATAAAGCCATTAGACGAAAATAAATCTATTAAAGATGAAGCTGTAGTAGGAATATTGCAGTGTTATGATCTAATCTCAGAAATAAAAACAGCTAATGAGCAATAAAAAAGATTTTAATTCACAATTTGCAACTCTTAAATTAAGAGAGGAAATAGAAGAGTCTCCAGAAAATATTTCTGAAGAAAAAACTATTTTTTCAATAGACGATCAAGAAATAGATGATTTATTTTTAAATAAATTTCCTGGTACAGTAGATTATTTACATGATGGTCCTGATGTTTATTATGCAACAGATCAAAATGATTTACAAAAATTTGTAGATTATATAGAAAGTCTTGGATTAGATTCTAAACATATTAAATTACGCACTAATTTTCAAGAAGATGGTGGGGCTTCACCTGCAGGAACATTTGGAAATACCACTAGTAATGCTGGAGCGTATAATGCTTCTCTAAATGCCCCATCTAAAAAACAAAATCCATTTAAAGAAGATGTTTTATCTGGTTATAAAGAACTAAAAGGATTTAGACCAGGTCATACTCCTGATAAAGGCGGATTTCAATATAAAGATCTTTGGGATTTAAATGAAAACTATAGTAAGTTTAAAAATGAAACTAAAACCAGATCTAAATCAGAGCAATTTCATCAAGCAGTAAAATCTGTAAAGAAAAAAATTGAGGAAATTAATAAGCTATATGAATATATGGAGAGACTTAAAACTGAATTAAGTGAAGGATCTGATGGATTGAAATATAAAAAATATACAGAAAATGCTATATTTAAAATAAAAGAAGCTGTAAAAGCATTACATTTTAAAACAAAAAAATTAAAATAGTTTAATAAATAAATGGCAAAAGTGGTAACAAGAGGCGGAACTAGTATAAAATTAAGTTTCGGCAGAAGAAAAGAAGGAAGTGCAAAAAAATCTTATAATAAACATACACCCAGACCTAAAAAATATGTTGGTCAAGGCAGATAAAATATATTTATCATTATGAAGAACATAACAAAACAATACCAAGATCTTTTAGAAGGAAAAATGAGTAGAGATAATTTTGTAAGAAATGCTCGTATGCAATTTCCACAATTTATTTCCCCAGTAACATCAATTGATGATACTATTAAAATTCTTAAAAGTAAAAGAATTATTGCTGAAGTTGAAAAAGAAATGGATGAGCATCATAATGATCCAAATTTTCCTGGTGGACCAAAAATTCATGCTATGCTAGATGCAGTAGCTAAAGATTGGGGTAAAGATAGTGAATTATATAATGATTTAGAAGATGCTATTGTAGGATGGTCTGATATGCATGGTGAATTAACTCCTAAAGGTAAAATTGCAGTTAAAGCACTTTTATCTAATTGGGATGTTTTAGGTGATTATGAAAACTTCCTAAATGATAATACTCCAGAATATAAAAATGATGAAGATGTCCCTGCATTCATGAGAATGTATAATTCAGATGCTTGGGTACAAGCACAAAAGGATATGCAAGGAGAATCAATTTCAGATGATGAAGATACTAGAGATCTGAGAGTTTTTGATCCAAAAAATAGATATACCCCAGAATCTTTAATTAACTTTTTACTACAACAAGGTAAGGATTTAAAATGGGTAGTAAGTGTTGTACAACAGAGATTTCCTGATGCTGATATAGATGCTCTTCTTGATAGAGTTAATGCACATAAAAATGCAGGATCTCCAACTTTTAACTATAATGATGATTTACCTTTTTATGAAAATAAAAAGAAATCAATAAAAGAAGCAGAAGATTTAACTCTATCACAAATTGTTGATAGACTTAATCCTTATACACTTAAACATGGTATTGCTAAAGAGTTAGAAAAAGTAAAAAATGTAGATGATGCAAGTTATGCAAAAGCATTAGAAACTGCAGCAAAAAAATTACAAAAAGATCCTAATGCATATAAAGATGTTCAATTTCCAAATGCAAAAGAAGTTGAAAAACATGATAATAATATGCAAATGGTTCCTGTAAAAGATAAAAACCATGTAGATGAGAAGAATAAAATGCAAACAGCTAAAGGTCAAGAAAAACCAAAAGCTAATACAAAGGCTTCGACTAAGGAGAATAAAAAGGGCAAACCGAAAGGCGTAAAAGAAATGGGAGTTACTCCTAAAAAAGCTCCTGGTATTACAAAAGTAATGGATATGCCCGGTAAAGAAAAAGTATTATCGGATTTAAAAGAGTCTTTAAAAAAAACATTAGCAGAAGACACTCATCATAAATATAATATCGGTACCGATGTTCACACACCAGAAGGACCTGGTAAAGTTACTGGAGTGCTTGGTGGTACAATATCTGTACAATTAGATAATGGAGAACATGTGAATTATCAAATAAATGTTCTTGATGCAGCAGAGGAAAAAGCATATAGAGATATGCAATTTTCTAAAATGCCAAATATAGGAACATCTGGTCAAAATTGGTTAAGTCATCATGTATCAGAACAATATAATGATCCTAAAAAAGATGAGTTCAAAAATTTAGTTGATAAATATGACTGGTATCATGAGATGTCAGATGATGATAGAAAACATCAAGCTGCTTTAGATATGAATAAAAAACTTAAAGCATTAGCTAAAGAAATCGGAGAAGATGAAGCACTAAAAATGTTTAATGCAAAAGCTCCAAAAGACAGACAAATAAAATCAATGTCTGATTTAAGAGAGGATAAAAAAACTAAAGAAGATAAATATAGTAAATTAAAAGAGTATTTAAAGAAAGTGTTAAAAAAAGAAGCTGTTAAATTTAAAGCTGGAGGAGAGACTATATTTAAAAATAATACTGAAGCTGGAGCGTATGAAGCAGACTTAAAAAAAGCTGGTGTTAAATATGTAAAATCAAGCACAAACTAATGAATAAAGAACTCTTAATAGAATATAGCGTATTTACTCCAACTAAACATAGACTATCAGAAGGTACAAGAAATGGTACTGGTAATATGATAGTATCTGGACTTGTTCAAGCATGTGATAAACCAAATGCAAACAGAAGAATATATCCATATGACACATTAAGAGGTCAAGTTGATTTATATATAAAAGGTCCAATAGCTGAAAATAGAGCATTAGGAGAATTAGACCATCCTGAAACTTCTGTAATAAATTTAAAGAATGTTTCTCATAATATATTAAAATTATGGTGGGAAGGAAAAAATCTTTTTGGTGAAATAGAAATATTACCAACTCCTTCTGGAAATATTCTAAAGCAGTTATTTGCAAATAATATCACAGTTGGAATCTCTTCAAGAGCAATGGGTACTGTATCTCCAATAGGAGAGGGATTAGTTCAAGTAGAAGATGATCTTGAATTAATTTGTTGGGACTTTGTTTCTACGCCATCTACTTATGGAGCTTATGTTAGACCAGTCGGTGGTATTAATGAATCATATAATCCAATATTAAATAACTACTCTAAATATGAAAAAGCAAACAGAATGGTATCTGATATTATCTGTAGCTTATCAGGAGTTTGTTGTATAAATTAAAATAATTTTTTAGTAAAATATAAATTTACTAAAATTACGTATATTTATTGTCAGATGCACTGATCTACATTGCAGTGCTATATACTTACAATCCTTATATTGCTTCACACTACAATAAGCAATTAGAACAATCTACAAACAAGATGGAAGACATGTACAAACAAGCGATTCTAGACGCTAAAGCAGTTCGTGCAAGTGCAATGGCTAATGCCAAAGCAACTCTTCAAGAAGCTTTTGAACCAAAAATTCAAGAAATGATCCGTTTAAAACTTTCAGAAGAACTCGAAGACGAGGGAGAAATGGAAGAATTTGACGAAATGAAAATGAAAGGTCATAAAGAAGAAGAGGACGAAGCAAAAAAAGAAGAGGAAATGGACGAAGCATCTCTAGAAGAAATTCTAGCTGAATTAGAAGAACTTTCTCAAAAAGATGAAGCTGATATGAGCTATCAATATGATGAAGGTGATCTTGATGAAGCTAAAGAAGAAATGGATGAATACGCTGACGAATTAGACGAAGCTGATGAAGAAGAAGGTGAAGGCGAAGAAGATGCAGAAGAAGATGGTGAAGAGGAATCTGAAGAAGAAGATGGCGAACAAGGTGAAGCTCCTGTAGAGGACGACACTAAAGTAATCGACATCACTTTGGGAGACCTTAAACAAGTTCTTCAATCTGTAATGGGCGGCCAAGAACCTGACGGAGATGAAGCTGGCGCTGAAGAAGGCGGTGAAGAGGCAGGAGAAGAAGGTAAATCAGCTGATGTTGATTTAGATGAAATCCTTGCTGAATTAGACAAAATGAAGAAAGAAGAAGGTAAGAAATCTAAAGAAATGGATGAGAAGAAAGAGGAAGAAGATGAAGCTAAAAAACAACTTGCTGAAGCAAACAAAGCAATTAAAGTATTGCGTCATGAGTTGAATGAAGTTAATCTTTTGAATGCTAAACTTCTTTACATGAACAAGATTTTTAAATCTAAGAATCTTTCTGAGTCTCAAAAAGTTAATGTTGTTTCTGCATTAGACAGAGCTACTAACACAAAAGAAGCTAAAAACATCTATGAAACTTTAAAAGAGACCTTGTCTACAAGAAAATCTCAAATTTCTGAATCAAAAGGATTCGCCTCAAATCCAGCAGGCGTTGCTCCTAAGAAAACTATTGTTGAAGCTGACACATTTGTTAGCAGATGGCAAAAAATTGCTGGAATAAAATAAATTTAAAAAACAAAACAAACATTTAAAAAAATGGCAAACTTAGTACAATCTTTACTAAACGAGTCTGCTAACACAGCATTCTCTGACCAGTTTTCTGTTGCCAACAAACTTACTAAAAAGTGGGCAAAATCTGGTCTTCTTGAGGGTCTTGACGAACACAACCGTTCTACAATGGCTGTGATTCTTGAGAATCAAGCAAAACAATTAGTTATTGAATCTTCTCAAACCAATGCTGGTTTGAATAGTGGTGGTGCTACATTCACTCCAGGTTCTGGCGAACAATGGGCTGGTGTTGCTCTTCCTTTGGTACGTAAGATCTTCGGTCAGATCGCTGCAAAAGAATTTGTTAGTGTTCAACCAATGAACTTGCCTGCTGGTCTAGTATTCTTCTTGGATTTCCAATACGGAACTGCTGGAAACCCTGGTTTCCCTCAAGGAAGTTCAGTATATGGTGCTCCAAGTGCAAACTTTGGTAACTATGCTTCTGGAGCTCTTTATGGTGCTGGTCAATTCAATTATTCATTGAACTTGTTCTCTGCATCAAATAACGTTCCTACTAAAGCATCTTGCAGTGTTGTAACCAATTGGGCTGAATTGAACTTTGATAGTTCTGTATCTGCTTCTATTAGTACTGGAATTTATAAATTAGGTTTCCCTACTTCAACTATTCCTGGTTATAACACTTTAGGTGTTAGAGGATTTGAATTGAGTGGTTCTGCAACTGCAGCTTACACTTTCGGAAACGTTCTTCCTGCATTTACTACTGTTGATGCTACTGGAAATACAATCTATTTCTATGTAACTTCATCTGCAAATAACATCGCTAACTTGACTGGATCTGCTACTTTGTTCTATAATAAACAAACAGATTTCAACACACGTGGTGATTTTGAAGATCGTTCTGGTGCTCCTTCAGTTCCAAACGCTTATAGCCCATCATCTATCAGTATTCCTGAGATCAATGTTGCAATGAAGAGTCAAACCATTTCTGCTAAAACTCGTAAGTTGAAAGCACAATGGACTCCAGAATTTGCGCAAGATCTTAATGCTTACCATGCACTTGATGCTGAAGCTGAATTAACTGGTTTACTTTCTGAGCACGTTTCTTTGGAAATTGATTTGGAAGTAATGGATATGTTGATTCAAAATGCAGCTACAACTGAATACTGGTCAGCTAAGATCGGTAACCAAATCAATAATGCAGTTACAGGATTTGACAGCAACACTGCTGGCGCTTTCTATAATCAAATGACTTGGTTCCAAACTATCGGTATCAAATTGCAAAAAGTTTCTAACTTGATTCACCAACGTACTTTACGTGGCGGTGCAAACTTCATGGTAGTTTCCCCAGCAATTGCTACTATCTTG